TGCACAGTTCCTTTTGCACTCTATTGGATTGATAAGTATGTGAAAGATGAAACTGGAATTACATGTGGAAATAATTATAAGACGACTGCTGTAAAATATAAAGATCAAACAGTGTCTTCACTTAATCATTTGCTTGGAATATCGTAAAACCGAATAAAAAACTACGGGGTTCACTACCCCGTTTTTTTATGCTTTGTTATAAATATATCGGATGCCTTCGGGGTCCACACAATCTAATCTCGCTTTATAAGGAGAAGTACAAATGGGAAACATTACACGGTATCGTGCTGCAGATTTGCCTGAACTTTTGGATAAAATCTCTAAAAATAGTATTGGTATGAATGAATACCTAAATAGAGTGTTCGACCTACACGAAACTACGTCGAATTACCCACCATATAATCTAGTTACAGTCAGTGAAGTAGAATCTAGACTGGAATTAGCATTAGCAGGATTCAAAAAGAAACAAGTAAATGTCTACACGCAAGACGGTAAACTCTTTGTCGAAGGGCAAAGAGAAGATGGAGAAACCAACACGGATTATGTCCATAGAGGAGTGGCTCAAAGATCTTTCACTAGATCATGGACCCTCAGTGACGAGACGGAAGTTAGATCAGTTAGCTTTGAGGATGGGTTGCTGAGTATTACACTGGGTAGAATTGTCCCAGAACATCATCAAAGGAAAGAATGGTTCTGATTTTCTAATCTGAATAGGAATAAATAAAACTGAATATCGTCGCCGCAGGGTGCTACTGGCAAAAACCAGTGGACACCCTCCTTTTTTTGTGCTAGAATAAAATCGATAATAGAATTGTATGACTGAAAAGAAAGTAACTAAGACCGATAGTAAAGGTCGTAAAAAAGAGTGGATTTGGGAGGAGACTCCTGAAGTAACTGCTGCCACCGCTAGACTGCACGAAACTATTCATCGTTTAGAGGCAGAGTGTTCTGACTATGGAGTAGGAAAATGATTAAACTTTTGCTTCTTAAATCTGGAGAAGACCTTATCGCCAACGTAGAAGAGATGGCATTTGGTGAAGGTGAGGAACGCAGGGTCGGAGGATACTACCTCCATAAACCCTGTATCGTCAAACTGATGACTCCTATGCAGATGCAGCAGGGAGAAGAGAAGAAGGGTTATAGGGTGTCTATGGTGCCCTGGATGCCTCTGTCTGCCGACGAGACCATCCCCGTAGTCGCTGACTGGGTGGTCACTATGGTAGACCCAGTTGAAAAAGTGCTAACTATGTATATCGAGGACGTATTAAACAATGGACCAAAAGACAGTGAGAATGATTTATCTGATGACCAATCAGATTCTAATCAGTCAGATTGAAGAAATAGGTGCTGACATTGGTGAACCTGATTGTAAGATGATTGAACCTTACATCCTGAATCAGTCAACCTTGGAACTTGAACCCTGGTTACTGAACATTACTATACAGAACGAATTTATGATTAGTTCTGATAAGATACTGACGCTTGCAGAACCAACGTCTAAACTTTTGAAAAAATACGAGGATTTATTTTAGTGGCACTGGACTTTTACACAAACGTACAATTGATTGGTAACCAGTTTCTGGTTCGTGGAGTTAGAAATGGTAGACGTTATGAAATGAGGGATGAGTTCTTCCCTACTATGTTTGTAAAGTCCAAGAAAGATACTAAGTATCGAACACTAACTGGGGAGACTGTGGGAGAGGTGCGTCCAGGCACAGTTAGAGACTGTCGTGAGTTCTACAAGAAGTATGATGATGTAGATGGGTTTGCTATCTATGGAAACGACAGGTATATCTATCAGTACATCTCAGATAAGTATCCACAAGATGAAATCAAGTTTGATATTAGTCAAATCAAACTAGTAACACTTGATATTGAGACCACATCTGAATATGGTTTCCCCGATGTTCAGTCATGTCAAGAAGAGATTCTTGCGATTACGATTCAAAACTACACCACCAAGGAAATTGTTACTTGGGGTAGGAGAGCATTTGCTAATAAACAAAAAAATGTAACGTATCATCATTGTCCGACTGAACACGAATTGCTCAGTCACTTCATCAATTATTGGATGACTGATGTTCCTGATGTGATTACTGGATGGAACATTCAATTGTTTGATATTCCATATATTTGTAAGCGACTGAATCGTGTGCTTGGAGAGAAGTTGATGAAACGTTTCTCACCTTGGGGTCTTGTATCCGAAGATGAGGCGTTCATTATGGGAAGAAAGCACGTTGTCTTTGACATCGGTGGTGTGACTCAACTTGATTACCTTGACTTGTATAAGAAGTTTACTTATAAGGCACAGGAGTCATATCGTCTGGATTATATTGCTCAAGTAGAACTAGGTCAGAAGAAACTGGACCACTCTGAGTTTGAAACCTTCAAAGATTTCTATACCAAAGGTTGGCAGAAGTTTATTGAATACAACATCATTGACGTGGAACTGGTTGACCGTCTTGAGGATAAGATGAAACTTATCGAACTTGCATTGACGATGGCATATGACGCCAAGGTTAATTATATTGATGTGTTTTATCAAGTTCGTATGTGGGACAATATAATCTATAACTATCTTAAGAAAAGAGATATCGTTATTCCACCTAGGAAAAAGGAAACTAAACACGAGAAATACGCAGGAGCATATGTCAAGGAACCGATTCCCGGTAAGTATGATTGGGTTGTGAGTTTTGACTTGAATAGTCTGTATCCTCACCTGATTATGCAATATAATATCTCTCCAGAAACCCTCCTTGAAGAGCGACATCCAACAGCCTCCGTTGACAAAATACTTAATCAAGAGATAAACTTTGAGTTGTATAGTGACAACGCAGTCTGTGCTAACGGTGCTATGTTCCGTAAAGATGTGCGTGGGTTCTTACCTGAATTGATGGAGAAGATGTATGGAGACCGTGTTATCTTCAAAAAGAAAATGCTCACTGCAAAGCAGCAGTATGAGAAGACGCCTACTGTGGCACTTGAAAAGGAAATCGCTAGATGCAACAACATTCAGATGGCGAAGAAGATTGCACTTAACTCTGCTTATGGTGCTATTGGTAATCAGTACTTCCGGTATTACAAACTAGCAAACGCAGAAGCAATCACTCTGTCGGGTCAAGTGAGTATCCGATGGATTGAGAAAAAAATGAACAAATATCTAAATAAAATACTCTCAACCGAGGTAGTTGATTATGTTATCGCATCAGACACTGATTCAATCTATCTTAATATGGGACCTCTTGTTGATAAATTTTTTGCTGCTAAGTCTAGCGACAAAGAACGGATTGTGGGGTTACTTGATATGGTCTGTCAGGAAAAGTTGGAACCTTACATTGATGCCTGTTATTCGGAACTGGCGGAGTACGTATCGGCGTATGACCAAAAAATGCAAATGAAGCGTGAGAATATTGCTGACCGTGGTATTTGGACTGCGAAGAAGCGATATATTCTTAACGTATGGAACAGCGAAGGCGTTCAGTATGCTGATGCTAAACTGAAGATGATGGGCATCGAAGCAGTGAAGTCATCAACACCAGCACCTTGTCGTAAGATGATTAAGGATGGGTTGAAGTTGATGATGAACGGTACAGAAGATGAAGTTATCAAGTTCATCGATAAGTGTCGTAGTGAATTCAAGAAACTTCCTCCAGAAGAAATTTCTTTTCCACGGTCAGTTTCTGATGTAGATAAGTACAAGTCATCATCTAACATCTATTCAAAGGGAACTCCTATTCATGCTAGGGGAGCACTTCTATATAATCACTATATCAAACAGAATAATTTAGACAATAAGTATTCATTGATTCAGAATGGTGAGAAGATTAAGTTCTGCTACTTGAAGAAACCGAACATCATCCACGAAAATGTTATCTCTTTTATTCAGGAGTTTCCAAAGGAACTTAATCTGAATCAGTATATTGATTATGATTTGCAGTTTGAGAAATCATTCCTTGAACCAATGAAATCAATTCTTGATGCTATTGGATGGCAAGTAGAGAAAACTGCTACACTTGATTCGTTCTTCTCATAAATAAATAAAAAATGTAGCGGCGATGTCGAGAGCAAGATCTTTAGCAAATCTGGCGAATAGTGGTGTATTCTCTGCTGACGCCAGCACAAATAGAGTAGGTATTAATAGTTCAGCACCAGAAAGAACATTGGATGTTGTTGGTGATGGGCGAGTTAGTGGCACTCTTTCTATTGGGGGTACAATCAACTATGAAGATGTAACGAGTATTGATGCTATCGGTGTCGTCACTGCAAGAGGTGGCGTTCATATTGTATCTGCTGGTGCGTCGATTTATTCTCCAGCAAATAATGAGTTATCACTTTATACAAATAGTAACGAAAGATTTCGTATAAGTTCTACTGGACAGGTTGGTATCGGAACTGATTTCGTGGATGGTAATCCTTATGATGCAAAACTATCTGTTGAAGGAGTAACTGCAATAACTAACTCCGACCAAACTATTCTGGTCAGAGATAGTAACAATGATGATGCTGTAGGTAGAGGTGGAAATATAGGTTTTGGTGCATATGTAGACGGCACCATGAGAACTCTTGCTGCAATAGGAGGTGTCAAAGAGGATGCTGGAAATCGTTTTGATGGAAATTTAGTTTTATATACAAGAAGAACTGGTCAAGCAGATTTAGACGAAAGACTTCACATCTCATCAAATGGACTGGTTACAGTTAAGAACTTTACTGGAACTGGTCTGAGATTAGAAGGTTCTGGTGGTAATTTTCAAGGAATGCAGTTACAAACAACTGATTCATCTGCATCACAGACAAGAGGTATATTCATTGATGCTGTGAATGAAACTGGTGCTGCGGTTGCAAACCAAGTTGGTAGAATTGAAAGTGATGGAAGTTCTTATTGGAGTTGGTCTACTCAACCATCTGGTGATAGAACTAGTCGAAGATCCGAAAGACTTCGTATAACTTCTACTGGTTCAGTTGGTATCGGCGTTACTAATCCATCTGATAAGTTACAAGTAAATAATGGTACTGTCACTGTCCGTAACACTCCTGGAGATTCAGGAACAGGAATTTTTGCTAGAATTATTACTCATGGTTACGAATGGACTGGGTCTGCTCCGAATTCTGAAATTACGCAGGAAAATTTTGGACTATCAATTACTAACAACGATCAAACTACTAATAGTACTTTAGCATTAGCAAAATTTTCAACATTTAGAAATAGCAGTTCAAGCAATCCGGGAGTTGTTTATATTGGTGCAGTAGATAGTGGTGAAGGAACCAATCATAGTTCAGATTTTATTGTTGCTCTGAAAGGTGGTGATTCCACTGTAACAGAAAGACTTCGTGTAACTCATGATGGTAATCTTTTAATAAATCAGGACTCAAAATTACATCTTGAAGGTACTGACGATAATGATCAGAATGCTATTTGGAAAGCAAGCACAGAAAATACCTTATTTTTAACTTCAAGGTATAACATTGCAAATATCATTGATTCAAATGGTGATGATACAGCATCCTTCTGGTCAGTAAGACATAACGCAACAACTCTTGCTGGTTCAGGAGAACTCATGAGAGTTCAGTCTAATGGTTTGGTTGGTATCGGAACTGATAATCCCAATACACTTCTCCATATTAAAGGAACTACTTCCACACAGAAATTTCTAACTCTTAGTGCCCCCACTTTTAGAAATAATTATATTGGAGTTCGTGAAGCTGATAATTTAGAACTCGCTGCCGATGAAGATAATGAGGGTGATGAGTCTTCTATTAGATTTAGAGTTGATGGAACTGAAGTAGTTCGTATAGAATCTGGTGATTTTGATGGTGCCGTTGGTCCAAGAATGATGCTCGGTACAGCAGTTGATAGAGGTGCAATGCTTCACATTGCGAAGAATAGAGGTTTAACAGTAATTCAAAATTACTTATGTATTGGTGATGGATTTATTCTTAAATATATTGCAGATTCACGTTTAAATGCTGCTGAAAGACAGAGGTTTACTTTTGTAGGTCATTCGCGTGATAGTGCTATCATAACAATTAGTGTTGTTGGAAGGAGGGGTGGAGTCAATACTATTGGCCATTTTGATGCAGGAGAATGGAAAGCTAGGGTCTTTTCTACTAGTACCCAAGTTACAACGTTGGCCGGTCAAGGAGTGCAATGGGGTTCTGGATTCACAGACAGTCATTTTATATTTACCGACAATGGTGGATATGGTTATACAATTGATATAGACAATCCAACGAGTGCTAATGCTTGTGATCTTTCTTATGATATCACGATTCAGAATGCTGTAGGCAATCAACATAGATTGGTATCTACGGCAGTAATAACCGAATAATCTAATTAATATATTGACCCTAACTACTTACTCTTAGGATTGGTTGGTTCTCTAAATTTCTTCTTGACGTATCTCTATAATTAGAGTATACTAACGGAGATATGCTCTAGACTATGGACTTCCTGAAAGAAATTGTAAAAGAGATTGGAGACGAATATACACAACTTGCCGCAGACATTGATGAAACCGAAAGATATGTTGATACGGGTTCGTACATCTTTAACGGACTTTGTTCAGGTAGCATATTTGGTGGTGTATCTGGGAATAAGATTACTGCCATTGCTGGGGAGTCTAGCACTGGA